CACCTCTTTGTAAAACTAAAATATATTGTTCGTCACCACCTTGAAAAAACTCATAAGCGTTTATAGTGTTAGTTCTTTGTTTGTTCCAACCAAAAGCAAAATCTTGCCATAGATAAGAAATGGATGGAGTGTTTAAAACATTAGCAAAAGATTGAGTTGTGCCCGTGTTCCATATTTTAGAAGCATTCGAAACAGTAATTGCGGTAATAACTTGATAGTATTCAACATCCGCTGGAAATTTATAATTTGTTTCTGAAGAACCGTAAGGTAAATTATACCTTACAGGCGTTAGAATATTTGATGTTTGAGTTGTCGCATATGATACATCAACATATGTTGCCCCACTACCATTATAGGTTTGTCCACTGATTCCCGTAACTAATGTTGGGGTATCACCTGTTGTCATTCCGCTATAAAGATAGTTAGTATCTGTGGTTCCTGTTATATTAACAAAAGTTAGTAAATCACCAGCATTAAATTGTTCTTGTGATAAAACAGTTATTGTGTTATCATAATGAAATTTACCTAAATTAGAATCTTTTGCAATTGTTACTTTAATTTTATTAATGTTGGAAAAATAACTATCTCTTTGATTAAAGAGATTAATTCTTTCTCCAATAGGTAAACTAAATGAGTTAACAAAATAGTTTCCATTACTAAGATTTAATGTTTGAGACAACGGCAATTTATATCTTTTTGAATCCGATAAAGCGGACGCCAATGCCAAACCTGATAATGACTCAGAATACATTGTTGCTAATAATGCACCATTTTCAGTATCCCCTGAAAAATAAGTCGATGCCAATCCATCATAATAAGAATCAGGTGATGATAATAAACTTAAAACACCTCCAGATGCAGTATTAGCTGCAATTCCTGTTGTTTTTAAATTTTGAGTACATTCACAAGCCTGACAGTCAGGATATGTTATCATCGGTAATCTTATTGTATAATCTTTCTTATCACAATATTTTTTCCATTGTTTAAATGGATGCCAACAAAATCCTAAAGCACAAAACCCAATACCTGATAACCAACATAAAAAACTCAAAACTAAATTATATAACCATATTAAAACATGTGCAATTGTTAATATTGTTAAAGCTAATGGTTGTAGTACAGTAAAAAGTATTGAGAATAAAAAAAACAAAAAGTCAAAATTTTTGAATCCATCATTAACTGGAAATTTATTTACAGTGTCTTCACAATCTTGACTATCAATTTCTTTGATTCCAATAAATTTGCCAGGTTGCGGCGTTTCAATTCCTAAAATTGACCCCCCTTTTTTATATTGGTCAATTAATGATGATACAGTATAAACTCTGTTATATTGAAACTCATAAAAAGTGTCTTCACAATTTATTACCTCGTTAAGTCTGTCAATTTTTTGTTGTCCAGTAAATCCATCAGTATATCCACTCCAAGCAAGACCAAAATAATATGAACTTTGTTGTTGTTTAGCCTTTAAAGTTGTCGGAGTCCCTTGTGTTGTTGGGTCTGAAGTTGGACTTGTCCAACCATACTCTTTAACATTTGGTACCAAATAATAAGGTCTTCTTGTTTGTAAAGTTAAATCATTTGGTTGAGTCCATTTAACTTTAAAACGATACTTTGCCTTTGTTGGAATACCTATTGCTGGGTCATGAGATAAAACTTTTTCTCCAAATTCATTAGTTATAAAATAATCTAAATTCATTGGTAATTCTATTAACCACGTTCCTGAACCATCAATAACATTACCTGATTGTTGTAAATCATATTGTTCTAAAACAGGATTACCTTCGCTATCTTGTTGTATTGTTTGTCTTAACGCCAATATTTGTCCAGGAGATGTAGTTAGGCTACATAAATTACCCATATCATCTCTTGGTTTACCATTTGCTCGTAATCGGTAACTATCGGTTGTTGAAAACATACACCCCATGAATACTGATGTTGGTTGTATATCAACATTAGCATCATCTCTTAGGTCAAAGTCCAATCTATTAACAGCAATTTGACATACGGTAGGGTCACCCCACAATGGAGAAATTTCTGCGTTTTTAGTTAAACTAATAATTTGTGGTAATGAACTTAAATCAGTTGATGTTCTAAATTTGGAACCAGCGACTTGAGCCTCGGTTGCAAGACCCATTCTAATCAAATCCTGAGGTGTTAGAGAGAAGTCTCCTATGTCTGACAGGTCAACATCCATTACAATTGTATGTTCCCCTAATGGAGCTCCCATTATCATGTAATCACCACTCTCGTTAGTCTTGGCTGTGAACTTATAGTAAGTATCGTAGATTTCAACCGCAGTTAATCCAGTTAAAGCATCCAATCTTGTTGGAAGTGTTCCTGTTGCAGCATGTTTTGAATAAGATTTTTCGTAAGGTAATAGATTATATCTATACCCATCACTATTTTTATCTGTTGGTGATTTGTAAGGATATATACTTGAAACAATTGGATTAGATTCATCCACAGTTGTTATTGGTATGAATACCGATACTCTTGCATTAGGTATTCCAAATCCGTTGTTTGCCGTAACTCTACCTACTAATACACCATATTCCGCACAACTTCTTGTATAGATGTCGGATTGTTGTATCTTTACCGATAAGATTTCTAAAAACTCAAATTCTTGGTCTAATTGAACATTAATAGTTTTATTAATACCAAGTTCGGTTTTAATACGATATGATTCAGCCATGTAATACCTTTAATTTATAAATAGTTTATGTGTTATTTTTAAAGTACAAACACACTCTTTTTAAATTATAAACTAAACGTTTTGAGAATAAACCTATTAAGAAAAGGTAACTGATTGGAAGTTCTTAACTGAAACTCTAATATCCTTATTTGGATAACGAATTTGATAAACTTGTGACGGTTGAGCAAAAATTGTATCATCAACTGGAGCAATTTCTTTTGTTTCAGGATTTGAATATTGCATTGATGTTTCAGCTGAAGAGTATTGTCCTCCAACGTTGTTATAAACATTAAGTCCTGCAACAGTTAATACGCCATTTTGATTTTGAACAATACTTCTAATCTCAGATAAATAAACGTTTTGACCAAGTTGTCTTACTTGTGGATTAAAATATGTAGATATCTTATCAACCACATCAGAAATAATTTGTCCTGAATTTTGTGCAGAATCTAATACAATTTGAACATCAATACTAAGGTCTATAACCTCAGCGGTTAAGATTGAAATGTAATCATTTATCATTCTATAGTTAGAAAGGTATGTTGCAACATTTTGTCTTAAAGTATCTGACACAATATTTGTTAACTTACCTGAAGTATCATAAGATAATAATTGGATTAAAATTTTGTTGTTATTTTCAGTGATAGATACTTTTGCTGGTGCTCCGAACTCTGATGGCATGTTTCTAATAATTGCCTCGTAATCTTGTACGGTAACCGCTCTTTTTTGAGCCGCAAAGTTAAACGAAACATAGTTTCTAATTTCTTCTAATGAAGGAATCCCCGCTCCACCAATTGCCGCAGTTACGTTAGTACATCTTAATGAATTAACAACTGAAGAGTTAGTTAATTCTGAAGGTCCATTAACATAAAATGATACAGTACCAATTTGATTAATTACGTTTGTACCTAAGTTTGTAGCTAGTCCACCACCAACTCTATACTGAATAAACAATGTTGAATTAGGTATTAATGCAGAACCTAATGAAAAGTTATTAGAGTATCTTTGTAGGTCTAACGTTGTACCTAATGTTGTAAACTGATTTAACGCATCTTGAGCGGTATTAGTACCTCCACCAAAAGTTAATTTTTTAAATCCTTCAGAAGTATATTCACTAATAAATCTATTTTGAGTTTGGATATATTTTCCAACTTTAATACCTGGTTGGTCTGAAACTTTTGTCGGGTCTTCAATAAACACTCTATCTTCCGCTAATGCATCAACTTGATACCATTTATTAGATGCCCCTAAAAATTCTGCCGCTGTTGGTGTATTTGTATATTCTGTTCCGCTTTTTAATAAAACACTAGTAATCCCTAATACGTTCTTTTCAGGTAAAAATAGTTCAAAAAATGGTCTAACGTCATTTGGTCCAATAACTCTTTTGAATACTTTAGTAATACCATTAACAACAAGTTCTCTTTTTGTAATAGTATAATTAATTAAAACGTTATTCGCATTAAAGTTAGGTATTTTTAATCTGTTCGGGAATCCTTGAGCATTATATGGTGATGTAAAATCAATATCATATATGTTTTCGAAAACAATACCCGCACCAGTAACTTGCGAACCTCTTGTTAATGTACCCAAATATCTTTCATCTTCTTTATCCCCAAAAGCAGGAACTGTAATTGAAAAATCAACTAAAGCAACTGAAGGTCTTTGACCTGGCAATTTTAAACCGTAAGTTCTAGCAATGTTATAAATTGAAGACCTTTGTTGTGCATATTGAAGAACCGTTTCCTGTATACTTCTATCAATATGATAATGTAGGTTATCTGCTACTGCCGCATTTAAATCTAAGAATACTGAAAATACAGAAGCGTCATTAAAATCTTGAATTAATTCAGGATAATATGTTCTTACATAATTTAATAACTCAGTTCTTATTCCTTGATAGTCTCTGGTTGTGTATGATATTTTACGATTTGCCATTTATATTAAATATTGATAATAACAAAATCACTTTGCGAATAAGTGTTTTTGTTTGTTGAGTAGTCTATTTTAACCTTTGCAGTGTAATCTGACGTTCCTTTTCCAGGAAATCTATATATTGGAGATTCACTTGTTCCTACTAAATTTTGACCTGTTGCAATGTCAACTTCCTCTTGTGGGTCAGCTGGAGTAATTGTTATATTGTTTAACAATAAATTAGGCATAAAATTTGCCACAGCGTCTCTAATGTCAGATTCAATTGCGTCAAATGTAAGTCCATCAAACGGTTCAAATACAAATTCGTATAATCTTGTTCCAAAAGTAGGTAAAAAATATCTTGAACCTTTTCTTGTTAACAAAAGATGAATTAAATCTGCTTTAATTTCTTGTGCTTCAAACTGAGTAAGTTGCAAATAATCTCCTCTACTAGAATCTCTAAAAGGGAAATTAAGACCATATGTTGTACCTTGAGCCATAACTATAAATATAATGTCCTGATTTTTCCTTATAAATAGATTAAAATAAATAATCCCGATGATGGTTGGGATTATTTAATTACTTTAAGATGAACAACCGAAACATTCAATTTCGATTCCCGCTGGTTTTGGTGGTAAATTCATATCACTATAATCAACTTTAGGAACCTCAACATTTGTTTTAGGTTGTTGTATTTTTGACACGTCAACCGCTAAGTGTTTTGCCCCCGTTGAAATAGCTTTAGTTCTAACATAATAACATAAAGTTTTCAATCCTTTCTCCCATGAATGGAAGTGAGACGATGTAATCTTAGACAATGTTGGATTAGCCATATAGATATTCATTGATTGTGATTGGTCAACAAATGGTGCTCTATCAGCCGCCATGTCAATTAATTCTCTTTGAGAAATTTCCCAAATAGTTTTGTATTTTGGAATTAAGTGTTCAATTCTTTTAACTTTTTTGTTGTAGTTTTTATCTTCAGAGTCAAGGTATTGATTGAAATTAATATTTTGGATTGAACCTTCATTCATAATGATTTCATTTTTTAAATCTTCACACCAAATACCAATTTTTTCAAAATCATTAATCAAATACTTGTTAACAATCATAATTTCTCCGCCAACAACTCTTCTATTAAATAAAGCCGAATGAGCTGGTTCTGTCATTTCAAAAGAACCTGTAATTTTGGCAGAAGATGCAACTGGCATCTGAGCCGTAAATAATGAGTTACAAACTCCATATTGTCTTACGTCTTCTTTTAATGTTACCCAATCTAAGAATAAATCAGACTCATTTAATCCCCACATATTAAATTGAAAAATACCTTTTGACATTGGTGAACCTTCAAAGAATTTATATGGTTCTCTAATACCTTTCTTACATAAGTCATTACTTTCAGTGATTGCAGCAAAATAGATAGCCTCAAATATATTCTTGTTTAATGTTTTCGCTTCTTCAGATGTGAAAATGTAATCCATTAAATAAAAAACATCTGCTAATCCTTGTGTTCCAATTGCAATCGCTCTTTGTTCAAGTCCTCCCTTTAATCCTTTTTCAGTTGAGTAGTTGTTCTTGTCGATAACGTTATTCAACGCTTTAACCGCTCTTCTAACTTCTTCAATTAATAATTTATAATCAAATTTACCATCAACAATAAAGTTTTTCAACACGATAGAAGATAATGTACAGATTGCAGTAGTCTCTTCGTCAGTGTATTGGTAAATCTCATTACATAAGTTTGATTGTTTAATCACACCAATGTTTTGATGATTAGTCTTTTTATTAGCACTATCCTTAGCACATAAATAAGGAACACCTGTTTCAACTTGAGATTCAATAATTTTATTCCAAATCTCTTGAGCTTTAACTTTTCTACCAATACCTGAGTCAATCGCTTTTTGATAGTTTTCTTCGTATTCATCACCAAAACATTCTTGTAATGGTTTGATACCCGTTTTAATAATCTCATTAGGACAGAATAAGTACCAATCTTCATTGTTCTTTACCGCTCTCATAAAGTTATCAGGAATCCATAATGCGGTGAATAAATCTCTCGCCCTTAATTCCTCGGCACCTGTGTTCTTTTTAATCTCTAATAGGTCCATGATATCTCTATGCCATGGTTCTAAATAGATAGCCGCACTACCAGGTCTTCTTCCTTGTTGGTTAAAAAATCTTAATGACTCATTAACAATTTTTAAGTATTTCAATAATCCACCTGCAAATCCACCTGATGACTTGATTCTACTTTCCTTACTTCTAATGTTGGACATTGATAAACCAATACCCGCAGCGTCTGAAGAATAAGTTGAAATGTCGTTCAATGTTTTTAATAATCCCTCTCTTGAATCGGAGTTATTATAATGTAACACACAAGACGCTAATTGAGGCACTCTTGTACCTGCGTTAATCATGATTGGTGTTGCCTTTGAAATACGTTGGTGTGATAATGAAGTATAGTATTCTACTGCCTCCTCAAATGTATTGGTAACCCATAAAGCAACTCTCATGTACATATGTTGAGGTCTTTCAATAACTTTACCTTCAGGAGTCTTTAACAAATACATTTCTTGTAATGACCTCCAAGCGAAGTAATCAAAATTATAATCACCTTCGTGATTTATTACCTCATCAATCTTACTTGGTCCATATTTTTCAATTATTGCCATTAGTTCATCATGAACAATACCATCAACGTGTAACGTGTGCATTGTATTTGAAAAACTTGGGTCGGTTTCTTTGTGGTACGAAGTAATCGCAACAGACGAAGCAAGTCTTGAGTAATCGTGATGACTACCCGTGTAAGCCGCGGCAATTTCATATACAAGTTTATCCAACTCTTTAGTTGTAATAATACCTTCGGTCGGAACAGAAGTAATAACTTTGATGAATATTTCATCAGAATTCACATTCAACCCTTTAGCCGCTCTTTTGATACGGCTATAGATTTTTTGTGGGTTAAAGGACGCTTCTTCCCCGTCCCTTTTTTTAATTTTAAGTGACATCATAAATTTAAAGGTAATAAATTAGAAATCAGAATCAAATGATAATGTTTCGTTTAGTTTAGCTTTTTGGTATTCCATTGTTCTTGACTCAAAGAAGTTACCCTTTGTTTCAACAGCAATTTGTTCCATAAACTTAAATGGTTGTTCAACGTTAAACTCTTTTTTACAACCAAATTTAACTAATAATCCATCGGTTACGAATTCAAGATATTGTTTCATCAAGTTTGAGTTCATGCCGATTAGAGAAACAGGTAAAGATTCTGTGATAAATTCTTTTTCAATTTCAAGTGCAGATAATAAAATTTCTTTGATTCTTTTTTCTGTTGGTTTGTTTTCTAAGTGATGATTAACCAAATGAATCGCAAAATCACAATGTAAATTTTCATCTTTAAAGATTAAAGAATTAGCATTACATAAACCTTGCATAATTCCTCTTGATTTCAACCAAAAGATTGAACAGAAAGAACCTGAGAAAAATATTCCTTCTACAGCTGCAAATGCAACAAGTCTATCTTGGAAAGATGCATTATCAATCCAATCAAGAGCCCATTTCGCTTTCTTCTGTACTGCAGGTAAATTATCTAAGGCGGTGAAACATTTATGTTTCTCTTCTTCGTTTGAGATGTACGTATCAATTAATAATGAATACATCAAACTGTGTATATTTTCCATCATCAATTGGAACCCGTAGAAGAATTTAGCTTCAGGGTATTGTACTTCTCTATAGAAGTTTTCGGCAAGATTTTCGTTAACAATACCATCCGATGCCGCAAAGAATGATAATATGTTTTTAACGAAGTATTGTTCGTTTTCAGTAAGATTATTCCAATCTCTGATGTCGTTGGTTAAGTCAACTTCTTCCGCTGTCCATAATGCTGCTTGGTGGTTCTTATAAAACTCCCAAATATCATCGTGTTGAATGGGAAATATTACGAATCTGTTAGGATTCTCTACTAAAATTTTTTCCATAATAAATTGTGTTTTTTTGTATTAAGATTGTTGTTTCTGTTGTTCTTCTTTTTGTTTTCTTTTCTCCATCAATTCTTTTACCCTATCTCTTTTTCTCTCTTCTTGTTGTTCTTCAAACCCTAAGAATGTTACCGAACTTTCAGTATCGATTTCAAGTAACTCGTTGTTAAATTTACAATTTTCAAAAACTACCCCGTCTTTACCTAAACGTGACTTTGTAATTGCAATAGTTGCAAGGTTCATTTCTTTCTGTTGAAGTGTCTTAGCTACAGAGATGATTACGTGACCAACCTGAGCCTTTTTAATTGAGCCACCCATTTGGTCAGTCGTCACGACTTCAGCTGAAATTGAGGACCTATTACCCTGTGTAGCAGTCCATCCAACTAAGTTTAGTTCATGACACATCGCTTCAAATCCTCTCATTACAGAACCTTCAGCCTTCCACTCATCTTTACTTGTAGATTCAGGAAGAACACAGTCAATGTAGTCTAACATAACCAAATCAATTTTGTTTCCATCGGCAATCATTTTTCTTACCTGATTTTTGATTTGATTCATGGTCATAGTATCTGAAGCTAATTTCTTAAGAACCAACTTGTTTTGCATGGTCTCTTGAATTTCCGTAACTTTTGACATTACTTCATCTTTATGTTTCACTAAATTGTCGGGTTCAATCCCTGTCCAAAGTGTAAAGTGTTTTCTTTGAATGATTTTAGGATTGTCTTCAAAAAAAACTTGAAGAACATTATATCCTAAGTTAAACGCAGTGTTTGCAATTTTGGTTAAGATTGTTGTTTTACCTACCCCTGTTGGAGCTAAGATAACACCAATCTCACCTTTGGCCAAACCACCCTTAAGTAGTCTATCAATTCCTGCAATTCCCATTGGAATTGGGTGTCTATAATCCTCGTCTAATACG